ATATAACAAAACTCGTCCATCTGGCACTTCAAAATTAGTTAATTTACCCAGTGATTTTGAAGAAGAAAAAGAAATGAATGAAGGTGGATTTGCCACTGCCGGCAAATATATCGGTACTGGGCTTGGCGCATTAGCTGGTTCAAAGGCAAGCAAAGGTAGTAAGCGTGGAATGAAAGGCGGAGCATTAGCCGGTGCTGCTGCTGGCGAAGCCGGCGGACAATGGATTGATGACAAAATTTCTAATTTACATAAAAAATCATCTAACCCTACTCAAATGACAGCAGAAAGTGGCAATCGGTTAGAAGGACAATATGGACATTCTGGCAAAATGACACCCGTCGAAGGTGGCGATGCGGATACTATAGCCCGCTTAAAATTCTTATCAGGTATAAATAAATAGATAAATAAGACGTAAGAATAAAATGGCAAACCTAGTTTACTATGTTTGTCGTTTTAGTAGTAAGCACATACCTAGATGTGTATAATTAACTAGGCAGGCAACTAAAATCTAAACATAAATTAGATAGGCATCACATTTTACTTAATTAAAAAGGCATCTTAAAATGGCATCATTAGCAGAAATCCGTGCTCGTTTAGCACAAACAGAAAACAAACAAGGCAGTCAATCACAAGGCGACAACTCGATTTATCCACATTGGAATATCGCAGAAGGCACAGCCGCAGTACTTCGATTTATCCCAGACGGTAATACAAAAAACACTTTCTTTTGGCAAGAACGTGCAATGATTCGTCTACCATTTGCTGGTATTAAAGGCGAGTTAGAATCTAAACAAGTACAAGTTCGTGTACCATGTGTAGAGATGTGGGGAGAAACTTGCCCAATCTTGAGCGAAGTTCGTGCTTGGTTTAAAGACAAATCACTTGAAGATATGGGTCGTAAGTATTGGAAAAAGCGTGATTATATTTTCCAAGGCTTTGTTCGTGAGAATCCTATTGCTGACGACAAGACTCCGGAAAATCCAATCCGTCGTTTCATTATCGGTCCACAAATCTTTACATCAATCAAATCAGCACTTATGGATCCAGAATTGGAAGAATTGCCAACAGATTATCTGCGTGGCTTAGACTTCCGTATTAGCAAAGGTTCCAAAGGCGGCTTTGCTGATTATAGCAGTTCTAAATGGGCTCGTAAAGAGTCAGCACTTACAGAAGCTGAACAAGCAGCAATTGAACAATATGGCTTGTTTGATCTTTCAACATTCTTACCTAAGCGTCCAACTGAAGTTGAGTTGAATGTTATGAAAGAAATGTTTGAAGCTTCAGTTGATGGACAAAGCTATGACACAGAACGTTGGGGACAATACTTCCGTCCAGCAGGACTAAGTGCTCCGGCAACATCTGGTACTTCATCATCAGCAGCAGCTCCGGCAGCAGCAGCAGAAGACGATGATCCATTCTCTACACCTACTAAAGTAGCAGCACCTGCTGCTCCAGTGAGTAGTTTCGATGAGGATGATGTTCCAGAAGCATCAGCTCCAGTAGCAACTCCCGCAGCATCATCGGATAAGGCACAAGATATCTTGGCCATGATCCGAGCACGTCAAAAGGCCTAAGCACTAAGCCATCAATAATACAGGGGTCATACCCTGTATTATTAGCAGTAAAACAATAAAAGGATTAAACATGGCTAAGCCCTATGACTTTAGTAAATTTAGAAAAGACATTACCAAATCAATTGAAGGTATGTCTATTGGATATAATGATCCTACTGATTGGATCTCAACAGGTAATTATGCTTTAAACTATCTTATCAGTGGCGATTTCAATAAAGGTATTCCATTAGGTAAAGTAACAGTATTTGCAGGCGAATCCGGTGCAGGCAAGAGTTACATTTGCTCAGGCAATATCGTTAAAAACGCACAAGATCAAGGCATTTTTGTTGTATTAATTGACTCAGAAAATGCTCTTGACGAATCTTGGTTGCAAGCACTTGGTGTCGATACTGACGAAAGCAAGTTACTTAAACTTAACATGGCTATGATAGATGATGTAGCTAAGACAATTGCAACATTTATGAGTGATTATAAAACACTACCAGAAGGCGAACGTCCCAAGGTATTGTTTGTTATTGACTCACTGGGTATGTTATTAACTCCTACTGATGTTAAACAGTTCGATGATGGTGATATGAAAGGCGACATGGGTCGTAAACCTAAAGCACTTACATCACTGGTTCGTAATTGCGTAAACATGTTTGGTAGTTATAACGTTGGCATGGTTTGTACTAATCATACCTACGCAAGTCAAGATATGTTTGACCCTGATGATAAAATATCAGGCGGACAAGGATTCATTTATGCTTCTAGTATTGTCGTTGCTATGAAGAAAATGAAGTTGAAAGAAGATGAAGATGGCAACAAAATCTCTGATGTAATGGGTATTCGTGCAGGTTGTAAAGTAATGAAAACACGTTATGCAAAACCATTTGAAGGTATGCAGATCAAGATTCCTTATGAAACTGGCATGAATCCATACAGCGGCATGGTAGACTTAGCTGAGAAGCGTGAAATGCTGAAAAAAGAAGGCAACAGTCTAGTGTTTACTACTCCAGACGGCGAAGTTATTAAACAATTCCGCAAAAAATGGGAAGCCAATGAAGATGGTTGTTTAGATAAAATTATGGAAAATTTTGGTAAACACCCAGAAATAGTAAGTACTGATGACATAACTACGGAGGAATAAAAATGTCAGTAGATTTATCAAGAGAAATTTATAACGAGTTAAAACGGTTTATCAACGTAGTTGATCGTGATGAAGCAGCAGAAACATTAGTATCAGTATTAATTGACAACGATATTTCTGCGGATGATATTAAAGATGCATTTAAGGGCGAAGCAGATATTAAGCGGGCTCTTACCAGTTATCTTAAAGATCATCTAGAAGAAGAAGAGGAAGACGATTACGACGAAGACGAAGACGAAGATTATGAGAACTAGTTATGTGGTATAGTCGAGTAACAGCTAACTTAGGTGTAATACCAGATTTTATCGCACACTATGAAGCTGAACTTGTAAATGCTAAAAAAGAATGTCAGGTAGGGGGTATTATTGAAAAAAATATTACTTCCTTACCTGGCATTACTGAGCATAGATTTAATCAATTACAAGAGATTGAGGCTGTATTAAACTATCTTAATATTCAACTACGTAAAATTCGTCGTAAACATTTTCAAAAATATCTAGAAGGATATGCTCGTGCTTTGACTAGTAGAGATGCCGAAAAGTATGTAGATGGTGAAGATGAAGTTATTGATTTTGAAACATTAATAAATGAACTTGCATTATTACGAAATCGTTATCTAGGTATTATGAAAGGACTTGAGTCTAAAAACTTTATGCTAGGGCATGTTGTTAGACTTAGAGCAGCTGGAATGGAAGACGTACAGGTATAACATGTTTAGAAACGCAGAAGAATCACATCAGCATAGTCTACACACCTTAAATCAATTGTATGAATACGACGATTTTATGGCGTCTATAAAAACAGTTGCCGATTTAGGATGCGGAACTGGCGAGGATTTAGTATGGTGGGCAACAAGGACCATGCGTGATGACCGAAAGACTAAACTTAATATTAAATGTCAGGGCATAGATATTCTTAACAGGCTACCTATTGCCGGTGCATATCCTAATATAATTTATCAGAGAGCAGATTTCGAGGTTAAAATTAATGCACCTCCTGGAGGATTTGATATTTTATGGTGTCATGATGCTTTCCAGTATGTTGTTGATCCAATAAAAACTCTAACATATTGGCGAGATATTAGCTCAGAAGGGGCAATGCTAGCTATCATAGTACCACAAACAACTAATATTCGGCAAAAAGATTTAGATTTTACTCAACATGATGGCTGTTATTATCATTATACCATAGTAAATCTTATTCATATGTTGGCTATAACAGGGTGGGATTGCAAGTCAGGATTTTTTAAAAAAGATCCTACTGACAATTGGCTACATGCCATAGTTTATAAAAGTCATCGTACCCCATTTGACTTGAAAAAAACACGTTGGTACGATTTAGTAGATGCAAAATTATTACCAGATTCTGCAGATAAATCAATATTAGCCAAGGGTTACTTGGATCAAAAAGATTTAGTTCTTCCGTGGCTAAACAAAAGTTTATCCAGTATGAATACTCAATAGCATAAAATTTACCCATACGCTAATTAGCGTATAAATAAAAGGTAGCTCCTGTATTGCTACAAAAAAAGCAATACATTTTATCAGGCGCCTGTAAAACGGCGCCTGTTTTTTTGATTTAACGGGATAAGTGTGTTATTATTACAACATGAAAACATATCAATATGAAAACAGCTACAATTATAATTAAAGACGAAGTCAATATTAAGATTGAAGGGCTTGATCTTGACGCTCGTAAAAAGCTAGTCAATACCTTTAAGTATGATGTACCTGGCGCAAGGTATCAGCCAGCAGTTAGATTAGGCAGATGGGATGGAAAAGTTGCTTACTTTCAACTAGGTGGTAGCACATATACTAATTTACTTCCTGAAATTATTCCAATATTAGATAATTTTAACTACGACATACAGCTTGATGATCAAAGAGATTATTCAACTAACTTTACGTTTGAGCAAGTAACTGAAAATACGTTTGCCCATATTAATTGGGCAGAAGGGCATCCTATGGAAGGACAGCCTATTAAATTGCGTGATTATCAAGTTGAAATTATCAACAACTTTTTAGAAAATCCACAATCAATACAAGAAATTGCTACAGGTGCTGGCAAAACTATTATGACAGCAGCACTAAGTCAGCGATGCGAAGCACATGGCAGAACTATTGTAATTGTACCAAACAAATCACTGGTCACTCAAACTGAAAAAGACTATAAAGGGCTAGGCTTAGATGTAGGGGTATACTTTGGTGATAGAAAAGATATAGGCAAAACACATACTATCTGTACATGGCAAAGTCTAAATATCCTAATGAAAAATAGTAAAGATGATGTAGTAGCATGGACTACTATGGGTGCATTCTTACAAGATGTTGTATGCGTAATGGTCGATGAAGTTCATATGGCCAAAGCTGATGCACTTAAAACATTACTGACTACAATAATGAGTCGTGTACCAATTAGATGGGGATTAACTGGAACTGTTCCTAAGGAACCATTTGAATTTCAAGCATTGAAATGTAGCTTAGGCCCGGTGATTAATCAACTATCTGCGAGTGAATTACAGAATCGAGGGGTACTAGCACAATGTCATGTAAATATTGTACAACTGGTTGACCACGCAGAATTTAGTAACTATCAAAGTGAGTTGAAATTTTTATTAGAAGATAGCAAACGTCTAGAAACTGTGGCTAAACTTGTCACACAAGTAAATTTAACAGGCAATACATTGGTACTAGTAGATCGTGTGGCCCCAGGTCATGCTCTTGTAGAATTGCTAGGTGATCGTGCGGTATTTGTTAGCGGTGCAACTAAAGGAACTAAAAGAGATGAAGAATATAATGAAGTGGCAACTAGTACGGATAAAATTATCGTGGCAACTTACGGCGTTGCCGCTGTTGGAATCAATATTCCTCGTATCTTTAATCTGGTCCTTATCGAGCCTGGCAAATCTTTTGTTAGGGTAATACAAAGTATAGGCCGTGGCATTAGAAAAGCTGAAGATAAAGATCATGTGCAAATATGGGATGTAACATCAACTTGTAAATTTGCTAAACGACATTTAACCAAGCGTAAGGTATTTTACAAAGACGCAAACTATCCTTTTACACAAGAGAAACTGGAATGGAAGTGATGCGGTTGCTCTATACAATTTTACAAAGTATAATAACAATATGAAAATATTAACCCTTGACAATGAACCTTACGACTTAGATCATTTACCCGAAGAAATAGATGATATGCGTTTTGCTATTTTAGATAATTCCAATCCGCAAGACCCTGACTATCATTATATTCCTTTGATCTTCTTAGAAAGCTTCAATAGCCCGGCATTGGTATTGCAAATAGGCGAATATAAAATACGTATGCCAGTTGATTGGCAACTGTTAATTGGTGATCCGGATGCAGGTGATTTAGAAGTTATTCCATTATCAGCTCTTAATGACAGAGGATTTCAAGCATTTCAATTTAATCCATTAACTAGTTTTAGGCCAAGTTTTTTGAATGTTGAAATCTTAGACGTATATCAAGATGTAGCATGGTATGCTCCGAAACTTAAAAATGGACAATTGTTGTGTGTTCCAATAAGTGAAGGAGAGAAGCCTGAGTGTGTTTATTTTGTCAAAGACATTAGTCGCACTTGTGAAATAGTTAACTATGGAAAATCGTTTTAACATGGCAAAAATTACAGCAAATAAAACTAAGGATCAATATAATCCAGGTGATGATCCAATCACTCCCAATAGAATGGCAGTTAAGGAAAAGATGGTTGTTGATTTAGAAAGTATGGTTAAGAATCTTCAAGCAGCAAATGATGCTAATGCAAAAATTATTGACAAAATGCGTCGAGATATTACGCGTCTTAAAGATCAAATCAGTGAACTAGCAGGAAAAATTACTCGTGGATAAACTTAGTATTGCCAATGAAATGGCATGTTTTGATCGTAAGGATCGTGATTTTTATGACGAACTTACAGATGAAGAACGTAAAAAATTCAGTAATTATCTAATGATACGCTGGGGAAGTAGTGTAAATGGAAGCAAAGAAATGCAAGAATATTATCTAATTGCCACTAACGAGCGATTAAATAAACACTTCTTTGACATAAGTAAGCATCCTAAATTACAATGGCTATGTGCAACTACAGTAAGCCCAGGTATGGGTGTACAGCGTCATAATTGGATTTCTACTAAAAAGAAAGAAGCTGGAGCTAACAGTATTAGGAAACAATTAGGTGAATTGTTTCCTCATTTAGAAGATGATTCGCTTGACTTAATGGCGAAACTTAATACTCAAAAAGATATCAATGCATATTTGAAAAAACTAGGTCGAGATAAGTGAGTTATATTTGTCAGTATTGTAAAAAGTCTTTTGTAAAAGAGTCTAGTCTAACTGTACA